AACCCAAATTTTTTATAAAATTCAACTACATTATCTATTGCTTCAAGATGAATGTATTTACAATCCATATTTTTTGCTATATCTAGTAATGCATCTAACATTTTTGTTCCCATATGTTTGTATTTTTTACTTGAACATATTAATTGAACTTCTAAATATCTATTATTATTATATCTATTATCATTTACTAATTTTATAGTTGCAAATGCTATTATATCTTCATTATCAGAATAATCTGGATCAAGAATATTTTTACTTATAAAAAGTATTCCATCATTTTGTTCCAATGTCTCTCCCACATAATAGTTAGGAATATTTCTACATAAAGAATTAGCAAATATTTTATTTTGTAATTTATCAAAATTTATACGACTTTTGTCAAAATCTATTATATTAATACCATTAACTTTTTTAACTGAATCTAAAACTGTTTTGGAATTTGAAACTATGTTATACTGTTCCATAGAAATTTTCGGATTAGGTAAAAAATATATTTTACTGTGTCCTGTAGGCTGAACCTGTCTACGAGGTAAATTTTTATAATCTATTTTGGCATACTCAATAGACGGTTGAGATTGATATGAACTTATAGTTGAATCTGTGGTAGTCATATATTATACTATTTTAAAAATTTAAAGATAATATAATATCTATTATTTAATGGAGAATCAAAATATTACTAATATAGTTGTAGAATGCCCTCATTGTAAATCTCCAGTTCTAATTGAGAAATTAAATTGTTGTATTTTTAGGCACGGTTCATTTATAACTACTGGGAAACAGATAAATCCACATACAGAAAAAGAGTTATGTGAGTTATATGTAAAAAAAAATATAATATTTGGTTGTGGTAAACCATTTCAAGTTATACTAAACGAAAATTCAAAAGATGAAGATGATAAATTTATCGCTATACTTTGCGATTATATATAATATTGATTTAAAATTTGAAGTCAATTACAACAGGATAATGATCTGAATCCCATTTACCACAATATTCCTTATAACCGTGATATATATAAGCATTGACTATTGTCTTATCAATTTTAGAAGTGACCAGTATATGATCAATCATTGACAAATCTTTTTGTGAGGTCGTATTACAGTTATTATCAGAATCCCACCAATCACTGTATCTTTCAGATTGTCCAATTCTGTAAGCTACATTTGTTAATGTATATGTTCCTTTCAATTGACCATCTAGACCCTTCATAATATCTAAAACTCTTGATGTGGGTTTGTCAGAATTTAAATCCAATACTTCTAGATCATAATCATTCATATCTCCAATTAAGATAACTTCATATCCTTTTTGAATATAGGAACTAACAATATTTTGTAATACTTGAGCTTGAGCTTCTCTTTGAACACATCGTGATGGATCAGTTGGAATAGCTAATAAATGTGCACCAATCATTGCTACATTCATTCCTCCCATATTCATTCCTCCCAAAGCAAACTCAGTAATATAATGTTTTGATACTCCAGATGTTCCAGCGGAAGTAGTTGTTCCACATTTAGTTCCAGAAATAGGATATTCTATTCTCTCTTCACTACGATATAAACTAACAAGTGGGTCAATGCGTGTCAGCATTCCTACATTTTGACCAGTCCCCGTGTCAGTGCCTTTCTTTAAATATGGATTATAAGTGGAATCTAATTGATCCTTTAATATATTTAATTCGTCACATCCCTCAACTTCACAAAAATTAATAATGTCAGGTTGTAAATTTTTTACTACATTGGCTACATATGATAAATGAGTTTGTGCGTCATCAATTGTATGCCATGAACATCCATTACCAGGACAATCCATCCCAGAATAATAATCAATAAAAAGCCATTCAACATTATATTGAACTAAACGTAATGAATTTTTATCTTTTCTCCTATCTCCAAAAGAAGAAACTGTAGGACATTCGGTATCTCCTTTTATGTAGGGGGAAAAAGATAGACAAATTGTAAAAAATAATGCTAGAAAACTTGTAGGATTCATTATACTATATGTATATAATATAATTGAAATATATTTAAATAATAATAATATATTATATATTAAAATAATTATGCTACCTAAAATTAACACGAAAAACAGTAATAAGGATGCAAAAATATGTCCAACATTGGATTATGTTCTAAGATTTGATGGTTGTAGCAGGGGAAATCCCGGATTATCTGGATGTGGAGCTGTAATTTATCATAATAATGATGAAATTTGGGGTGGACATTTTTATGTTGGAGTAAATGAAACAAATAATCACGCTGAATATGCTGGTTTAATTCTTGGACTTCAAAAAGCATTAGAAATGAATATAGAATTATTAACAGTTGAAGGTGATAGTATGTTGGTTATACAACAAATGAATAAGATTTATAAATGTAAATCACCAAATTTATTCGAATTATATGAAAAAGCAAACGAGCTAGCTGCTAAATTTAAAATAATATATTTTAATCATATTTATCGTAATCTAAATAAAAGGGCAGATCAATTGTCTAATATAGCAGTAGATCTATTAATAAATAATAAAAGTGATACTATAACAAAATTAGAATACGATGATGAAGATGATATTGAAATAATTTAATATTCAAGTAAAGCAATATTTAGTAACTGACAAGGTTTATATTTTAACAAATCTAATTCTTTTTTTGTGGTAGGAAATAAATCCTTACCATAAACATCTTGTAGTAACAACCATTCAAACATCCCTCCAGTATAGACAAAAATATTATAAAACCCTAAAGTTAATAGTTGTTGATATTTTTTTTGTATACTTTCATCATTACAATTTTTTCCATAAACAATAATTCTAATACTTTTATTTTCCTTCATATATTTATTAATAATTAGCTCTTCCTCTTCAGCAACCGTTGTATTTACAATTAAACATTTTTGTTCAGATGGAGACAGAGTGTTAATTATTAAATATACTTCTGGGTTTTTTGTAACTGTTTGCATATCTTCATAATTAACTTTCTTCATAGATTGAGCATTTCCCATATTTATTTATAAAACTAAATTTTTAATTATATATCAACTTATAATTAATTTACAAGTTTATTAAAATCTCTATTGTAATAATGAAACCCTAAGAAACTTACCAATCCAATAATAAGATCTAATAACAAATATATCCAAGCAAATTTATTGCCAGTAATTGCGTTATAAGCAAATAGAAGGTATAATAATCCGTGAATTGGTCTTAAATTATTCCACCATATTTTATCACCAAATACTTCCGGGCCAGTCTTTCTTGTTCCAGTCAAAAATAAATAAAAAAAACCGATAGCAGGTAAAAGAGCTAAATAACCTATATATTTTAAATAAGTTGTATTCGCATTTTTTGCTAAGTATACAAATAAAGATCTAGTTCCTATACAACCTATCAAAAATAATAAAAAACGTTTTTGTATTGTATTCATTTATAGAATAAATAAATATAATATATTTTAATCAGTTATAATGCGATGATGTTTTGTCAAAAATCCAATGAAAATCATTTGTATGAACCTTAGTAATAATTCGGCGTCTCAAAGCAGGAGCACTAATGTTAGCATTTTTTGCAGCATCGGAAATAGTTTTAAACATTATGTTTTCTCCTGTTGAACAACAAATTTTAATTACAGGTTGTTCAGAATATTGTTCTTCTTTAGATATACCTGCGTATCTCCAAAGGAACCCTTTACATACTCTTTTTTCTCTAAGCGCCATACCAATTGCGGTTCCGGTGGTTAATCCTAAACTCCTCCCAGCGGCTTCAATGCTTTCATATGTTTTTATAATTTCTCCAGTGTCTTTATTTATTTGATCTATTGATCTTTTTGATTTTCTTACAGTAGGAACTTCTGGATCATTTTCTTCAATACTTGATAATTTAGTATTAGTTGATAAAATAGCATACAATGTATCTAAATCTTTAGATTCATTAATTAATACTTCTTCAATCTTAACAGATACATCTAATATTTTTTTAATATTATCTATAGACGATTCAAATTTATTTTGTCCAAGAGAAACACAATTTTCCTTTAAAATAAAAGTCATATTTTTTTCGGTTAAAGGATACGAACATTTAGTTTGATAAACTATTTCCCCATTAGAGTATTGTTTTTTTAAATTATTGTGTAAAAGTTCATAATCCTTTTGTCGTGTGATAGAACATATAAATCTCATTGGCTCATATTGAAACGCATATAAATAATATCCATATTTACATATTGCATAATTACTTGCTATTTTATGTTTAATATCTTCTGTAATATCGTATTCTATTTTTTGAATTTTGTTATTACCTTTTTCAATAATTTTATTTTTTTCATTTACTTCATCGTTTAATCGATATATTTCATTTTGAAGTTCTTCGTTTTTTTTCAATATCAAATTATAATTTTCAATATTATATTCATTTTCTTTAATAATTTCTTTAATAATTTGTTCGACATTTTCAATAATAAATTCATTATCGTCTAAAGCAATTAATTCACGATAAGTTATATCATTAATTGTAATAATTCTTAATCGTTCCTTCATTATTGAATGTTTTTTAATACAATTTTCAATTTCAATCTTATTTTTTACTTTGAACGCGCTATATAGTCTAAAATTATCGTATGTTTTTTTATGAGTTTTAACTCTTTCTTGTAAATTATTACTTTGTCCAAATTTAATAACTGTTTCATTATACATTTTTTTTCCAGGTATCCCAAGTGTTTTATTGTCAATTAATCCAATATAAATACATTGAGTGTTTAAAGGAAACTGTTCCAATAAAGTTTTTTCTTTTAATTCTTCCTTTTCTTTTTCAATATTTTGTTTTTGGTCTTCTAGTATTTGTTTTTGGTCTTCTAGTTGTTTTTTTAATTCAATACAATCTTCATTTATTACCTCTTGAATCAATCCTTCCATTTTTATATAATATTCGTGGATCTCATCAGCCTTTTTAGTTCCGGCCTTTAAACAAAATTTTTTGAAGGTTTCAATATTTAACATAAATATTTCTTTATTTTGACCTCCTTTGGTGTGAGGTAATTGCTTTTCCTGCTGGTAAAGCGATTTTATATAATCTTTGTTTAAAATAAATTGTTTTTCTAACAATTGTTTTGCCTTAATCTTTTGGCTAAATCCTATCCATTTCCACACGTCATCTATATCAATAACAAAATCATTTGTTGGATGATATTTTAAATAGCAGTAAAAGCTAGATAAAAATACATGTTGTTCAAAATCGGTAAAATTGTCTTTAATTTTTACCAATAATTTGTAATTATAATCACTAGACAGCTTAGTAATTGGATTACTTTCAATTAATTCAACAATATTAATATTTTGCATTTAATTTATATATAATAACTTTAATTGTCTTTAAATCGTTATTATATATATTCGTTTTAGATTTAAAAAAACGAAATCGTTCAATTAAACTGAACAATTATTTCGACCTTTTCTTTTTTGATACTTTTAGTAGCCGAAATAGACAATTCTTCGCGCTTCTTTCTCGTCTTGGAATTATCCACAAGTGTTTCTTTTCTTTTAGAGGTGCTGTTACGACTATTCATATCCTTTTCAATTATCTCATAATTTTGTTCAATATATTCAATAACGTTATTTTCAAGCGCCCATTTAAAGAAATTTAATTGACCAATTGTTGTTTCAATAAATTTACCCTTGGTATATGGTATGCTAATTCGATCCCATCTGCAGAATGGGTCAAAACGTTTCTTACTATAAGCTTTTAATTTAAGTTTATAATCATCATACACCTTAAATCGTCTGGAAATATTATCACTACTTTGTTCAATTGTATATAATGTATAATACTTTTTAGCATAGTTAGTTGCAAACCAATCAACAATACGAAGAGATATTTTAGATTCACCAGTAATAATTCTAAGCATTTTGTCTAAATTATTATTTGGATTATGTAAATCGTTTATTTCGGTTTCATAGAAGTTTAATAGATTCTTTAGTAATAAATCGTTTTGAGTTGTATAACTAGAGTTGTTCATTATTTAAGTTTTCAAATAATTTATTTAAGTAGTAATTATATGAATATTTATATTTTATTTAATTTAACGAATTTAATATCTTCTTTAATATTATAAGTATGTCAACTTTTATGGATAAATATTTTGGTCCTTTACCAAGAGAATATTGCGTTTATTTCTATTTTTTATCTATTATTTTTGGATTAATTTTTGCATCCAGTGCACTTTCTATAGCATATTTTATGATAATGCATTTTAAGAAAGTAAATACTATGTTTGTTATTAATTCATTAATGCTATTATTTAATACATTTTTGGCTTATATTGCCAATAGATTATTGCATACTATGTGTGTAAAAAGTATCTAAATATATACATTATTATGCCATATACTATAAAAAATATAGTATATGGCATACGCTGAACATTCTAACAAATGAATCAACAATTTTATGTTTGTTGTTCCTCTTTATTCGTGTCTGTAGCTCTTCCTTGTGTAGTATTTATTGGTTTCAAAAACATATCACGAGTCACTATATCATTAACATAACTAGTTTGTAAAAATGGATTAACTCCTCTTTGTGATAACATTTCACGATCTGCCATTTTTGTATCTATATCTTCACGTCTGGTTCCAATAGAGTTTTGATTTCTTGAAAACGTTGAGTTAGTAATATTAATTAAATCTGAATCTTGATTTAAAATTGATTCTTGGTTAAAAAACGATTCATCTGCTAAAGATTGATTTATTGCATTTTGTTGAGAATCGTACTCATAACTAGGATCTGTAGTCGAATGTTCTTTGTTTTCTTGTCTAGCGCTCTTATAATAAGGCTCTCCTGTACTCCATTTCCATGTTTTCATTATTATAATATATATTTTTTTAAATATTGGCTCAAAGAACTCAATAAGCAATTTAGTGATTTAAATAATTAGGGATTTAGGTCAAAACACATAGAATTACAACAATTACATTTTGAAATGAATATAGAAGAATATTAAATGCCTTCTCTAACTATAACCATATTTTTAGTAAACATAAATGCATCTTTGTTAGTTCTTCGTCTTTTTAAATTACATTCTAAGCAAGCAATAACTAAGTTACCACTATTATGACCAATATCATTATTAATTCTATCAAGAGTCCACTGTTTCGTTTCACGAACTCTTTCATATAAAATAAATACTTCTTCGGAACAATAAATACATTTCATTTCACATTTTGTTAACAGATCAATTACTTCTTCAAATTTAACTAAATTTTGTTCATCTAATTTTTTCTTAAAAACATCTTGTTGTTTGTATCCACATATTTTTGTTTTAATGTGAGATGTTAACATTGAATTATATTTATCCTTTTCTAATGTATTGTCTAGTATATTTTGTATAATATTAATTTGAGTTTGATGAGATAATTCATCTTCATTTAATCCCCAAGTTTTTGTCTCAACTCTCATTTTTTTCTCTTTTTCATAATTTATTCTTTTTATATTTTTATTTTTTTGTTGTTCATCGATAATAATAATTTTTTTAATATTACTTTGTTCAGTATTATTTTCTATATTACTAATCATTCTTATAGCCTATATGAACAAAAAATACTTTATAATAAAACCAATATAGAAATTAATTTCTATATAAATGATTTAATATTATATAGAAAACTGAGTTAAACTCTATTTAACATATAATAATATAAATGAGCAAAGAAACTCAACACAGTGATTGTAACGAATTAAAAACATTAAAATATAAATCTATGATTTTAAATGGTGTTCCATGGCCAGAAAGTAAGTCATCAACCGATCTTGCTAATTTAGATAAATTTCTTGAAAATGAAAAAATAACTAATTCTAATGAGCCTTGGAGCAAATTAGATAAAACCGCTAAAATTAAAAAGTTATCTATTTTTGCTGAAAATTACAAAAATAATAATAATTTATCTGAAGTTGAATATCAAGAGTTGATTTCTTTTTTTAGAGATTGTTTGGATAAAAAGAAGTTACAAAGAGTTAAAGATGTTAATTATAATAAAGAAACTGGAGAAATAAAGGATATACCAGCATTATATTTTAATAAACCAATACATCATTTTACATTGAAAAATCTTGACAAGAGAGTTTCTACTTTGAGAGGTCTTGCTCCTAAGAAAAAACAGGGCACTGCTAAAAATATTAAGAGCAATGATTCTGACTCTGAAAATGATTAGAATTATAACATATTTATTATTATTTTAATAATAAAATTGATTTTATTATATAATATAAAAACAATTTTATATATAGTATAATGACAGAGCTAATAGATATAATAGATCAAATTGTTCCAGAGGAAGACCCTAAATTCTTTAATGATGAAGAATCATTAGAAATATATCAAACGTGTCTTCATCTAATGGACGAATTTATGAAAGACAATCCAAAAACAATTTCAGAACCAGATTTTGATGAAATGTTTGATGAAGATATCCAAGAATTAATGCATTCTCATTTTGACTTTGATATATTTTATACAGAAGAAGCGCAAGATGAAATGGAAGAAATTATAGAAAAATCAAAAAATGATTTCTTTAAAGAGCACATACCTCCAAGATCTTATCCGGATACTATTATTTTGGAGGAACCTGATCACGAATATGTTAAAGAGCAATTGGAAATTCTAAGAAATAAACCTCAACCAGCTCAAAGAACAAAAGAGTGGTATGAGTTTCGTCATAATTTAATAACGGCTTCGAATGCATATAAAGCATTCGAAAATTTAACTACACAAAATCAACTTATTTATGAAAAATGTCAGCCATTAAATCAGAGTTTGTATATAGATGGAGATGAAAATAATAATGAAGATACAAATAATATAAATGATACAAAGGATAAAAATGATACAAAGGATAAAAATGATATAAAAGAAGTTACTATGGTAAATACTAATACGACTTTACATTGGGGGCAAAAATATGAGCCTCTCTCAGTAAAAATTTATGAACATACCTATAATACAAAAATAGAAGATTTTGGTTGTATACAACACGAAACTTATATGTTTCTAGGAGCTTCTCCTGATGGAATTAATGCTGATACAGAATCTAAACGATATGGTCGTATGTTAGAAATTAAAAATATTGTTAATCGTGAAATTAATGGAATTCCAAAGAAAGAGTATTGGATTCAAATGCAACTTCAAATGGAAGTTTGTGATCTTGACGAATGCGACTTTTTAGAAACCAAATTTACTGAATATCCAGATTATTCATCTTATGTATCGGATACAGTTGATGAATTGTATGAAGATGAAGCTGGGATTGAATTTGAGAATATGTCTTTATCAAAAGATAATAAAAATAAAGGACTGATTATTTACTTTCATACAAAAGAAGGTAAACCATTTTATCTATATAAACCATTAGATATAATTCACCCAGTTGATATTACAGAATGGCTAGAAAATACAGTTGATTATTATCAATATAATCCAGAATTTAAATATACATATATGAAAACTATTTATTGGAAATTAGAACACGTTAGCTGTGTTTTAGTTTGTAGAAATAGACAATGGTTTAAAGATAATATTAATGATCTACAAGAGCTATGGTCTATAATTGAAAATGAAAGAGTTAGCGGTTATGAACATAGAGCTCCCAATCGCAAACAAAAAAAGGAAAACGTTATTGATCTAACAACTAAATCATCTGGGGGGTGTCTATTACAATTTAATAAGGAAACCGGAAAAATTACTGTTATAAAACACGGAAATGAAGAAACAAATAGCCAAAAAATTGATGTAATTGATGATATAGATTTTAAATTTTAATATTTATTTCTCTTAGTTTGTCTTCTTTTTGATTTATATTTCTTATTTGTTTTTTTTCTCTTATTCTTTTTATTTCTTCTATTCTTATAATGTATTTTACCAGCGCTTTGATAATTAGCATATCCAGATAGTTTACTTGCAATTTCTTTAATAAATTCAACATCTTCAAAATCTATGTCATTATTTAATTCTTCAATTTTTGTTATACTACTTTTTATTAGTTCTAATTTTGTATTCAATTCATCAATTATATCTTGTTTAATAGATACTAAACGTGTTTCTTTGTATAGTTGTCTTTCTTTAATAGCCTTTATATTGTATAATATTCCTAATACTTTTCGTATTCTTACATCAGTAAAAAAACATATTTTTGGTTTCGTATACCCAGGATTAACTTTATTTACAATATCTATTATATTTTGCTTTTCTTGAGATATATTATCAGGATTAAAATTTTTTTCCATTGCAATATTACTATCTAAATGAAAACAATTTGAACTATTTCCTGATAACAAAATATTAGGGACGAATCCGAATTTTGAATATAAACACAATCCTCCTGTATTAGTGAAACCTCCACTAACTTCTAATAGCCCCTTATGTAAAATTTCTTCTTTAGCTTTGTATGATGTTTTAATTGGATGACATAAAATGGTATATAAATATAATCCCACTAAAATAGATCCTCCGTTTGTTCTCTCTTTTGAACAAATCAAATTTAAACAATATGCATTTTCATATTTAGGACATTCTCTTCTTTGTGACACAATAATTGCTAATATATATTTTTCCACACTTTGAGATGTTAGTGTTGTGTCAACTAAGAATGCTATATCATAATCCTCGTATGGTTGTAATTTTGTGGATCTTTGTAATACTTCTTCTAAATATTTATTACCAACTCCATCTAAATATGATACCTCTTCTCCTAAAATAGATTTTTCAGTTATTGTTTTAGAACACATTGATTCATTTTTTAATTTTAATATTTCTAATTTTATGTAATAAGGATTATCAAATTTTGGATCGGGAATTTTTGATTGAATAAATGTTATAAATTGATCCATATTTAATATAACATAATTGCTTGGTTTATTTGTAATTAATGTGTTAAATTGTTCAACAATAGTATATGTAAAAAAAGTACTTAAAACTTTAATAATCTGTGGTGCTGTATTTGTTAGAAGTGGATTTTGAATTGGATTTTGAATTGGGGGTGATATTGTTGAAGATGGTTTAAATCCTCTAATTAAAGGTTTTTTAGTTACTTTTAATCTTTTATTATCTGGATTATCTGGATT